ATCGACACCACCGCCGGCCATGTCGTCAGGTTTTACACAAGCGCCGTCACGATCGTTTACGAGCTCATCTTGGATGATGCCACCTATGGTGTGCTCGATAGCACTAATGTTCTAGGATAAGGAGCACCTATGGCTAGCCCATTCCCATTCACCTCGGGCCAAGTTCTGACCGCCGCGCAGCTCAACGCGATCGGCGAAACGATCGACTTTTCGGGCAGTCTTGCTTTGACGAACTGGACGCTTGGAAACGCCACGGTCAATTATTGCTCATATGTTGTTATCAATAAAATTTGCCACTATCAAGGCAAAGTCACGTTGGGTTCAACCTCAACAACGGTAGGCGATTTGCGAATCAACCTCCCCGTCACCGCCGCCCGCGTCTTCGAAGAACAACAAGGACTAGCCCTCTTCGTCGATAGCGGCACGGCCAAGTACGCTGGCCGGTGCGGTTTCGAGAGCACCACCGTGCTCAACATGATCGCGCTCGACTCGAGCGGTAACAAGGTCGCATGGCAAAACGTCGACGGCTCGAACCCGTTCGCCTGGAGCGCAGCCAACAACGATTCATTTCAGTGGCAAATCACCTACGAGGTCCCGTGACATGACTGTTTTTCAATTCAATGCGGACTTTCCAGACGCGACTGACGATCAGAAAGTTGAACAGGTTCGACTTTGGCGCGATCTGCAGCTCAAGTCGACCGATTGGACACAACTCGACGACGCTCCAGTGGATCACGCCGCCTGGGCTACCTACCGGCAAGCCCTCCGCGACCTGCCGTCAACCATCGACCTGAATAACCCCGTCATCCCTGACCCGCCAGCATGATTGTCACCAGCGAAGACGCAAAAACGGCCGCTCTTGCTGTAGTGATGAGCGCGATCGTCGTCTTCTGCTTGTGGATTGGACAGAGATGAACATCGCAAACCCGTCGAAAGCAATGATCGCCCTCGTTGCGCTGGTCTGTGTCACGATTCTGCTTGCCACGAATAGCGTCGACGAATCAGCCGGCACCGGTCTGATCGGCATGATCGCCGGTTACGCCGTCGGGAACGGCATCGCCGCACGTCGAGGCGACGAAGTGACCCCGATCATCGGAAAGAAGCCTTGAGATATCACAGTTGGCAACGGGACACGCCACGCGCCCCGTTCGACACCTGCTCACCCAACCTCATCCAGATCCGCAAGTACCTCGAAGAGCGCTGGGGCTTATGGAATCTTGGCTGTTATGGCCGGCGTCCGATCCGTGGCGGCACCGCCTGGTCGTCCCACAGTTTCGGTGCGGCGCATGACTACTCCTACCGGCGCGACGGGAACCATCCGAACGCACCCACCCGCGACACCGTCGAAAACGAAGTGATCCCGTGGCTGATTGAGCACCACGAAGTGCTCGGCATTCAACGTATCCACGATTACTGGGCGAAACGGTATTGGGAAGTAGGCCGCGGCTGGATCGGCCGGCCCCCAGGCGCCGTCAACGACCACCTGCACCTCGAGGTCACACCCGACACTTGGGGCTACGCCTCACCAATCTCAGAACGCATCTACGAAGGTCTGCCCGCACAGACCACTCAGCCGGCTTTCGTCGATGGACCTCGCTATCCAGGGCATTTCACTAAGCGCGGCAGTTCCGCCAAGTCGCGCGTAAAGTTGATTCAGGGTGAGCTCAAAATGCTCGGCTACAAAGTCGGCCCTGTCGATGGCATCTTCGGCCCCGTTACCGAGGGAGCCGTGAAGACCTTCCAATCCGACCAGCATCTCGTCGTAGACGGTTTGGTCGGCCCGAACACTTGGAAGGCTTTGTTCAACTAGCACAAGGAGGCAACTGTGCCAGACATGTCCGACTTCGACGCCGCACGCCCCAAGCCGGCCAAAGCGAAGATGCAACAGATCATCGACGAGCTCGACGACGAACGCAGAGAAGCCCTTGTAAGCGCTCTCGGCGATCTGTCGTATTCGGTGCCAACGATCAAGGCGGTACTGAACAAATGGGGAATCGACGTTTCGACGTATCCGATCTCGGAATGGCGAAGGAAGAATGTCTAACCCGTTCGACGAGGAGGCAGAGCTGCAAGAGCTCCGCGACGCGCTCGTCAGACAGCAACGCGCCACCCGCAAAGCGCACGCCAAATCCGAGGCCATCGTCGAAGCCGTCTATCAGGCGGCGAAAGATGCCGCCGTCACACTTGGACGCGCGCCGAGCGTTCCCAAACCTAAGAGCGACCCGCGTAAAAAGAACGCCGAGGTCGCGCTGATTCACGCCACCGATTGGCAGCTCGGCAAACAAACTTCCGACTACGACATCGACACCTGCCGCAAGCGGATCCACCGGTTCGCTGAGAAGATCGGCACGATGACCGAGATCCAGCGGGCCGATCATCCAGTCAAAGAAGCTCATGTCATGTTCGGCGGCGACATGGTCGAAGGCCTCGGCATCTTCCCAGGGCAACCCTATGAAGTCGAAGCGCACCTGTTCGAGCAGCTGTTCGCCACCGCCGGCCTCATGGAAGACTTCGTCCGCCGGATGCTCGCCATCTTCGAGCATGTCACCGTCACCTGCGAATACGGCAACCACGGCCGGCTGGGCCGTAAAGGCGACATGCCAGGAGCCGACAACATCGACCGCGTCGCCTACAAGATCGCTGGCGACCGCCTCGAGGACGAGCGTATCCAATGGAATACCTCGCCGGCTTGGTATCAGATCGTCGAGATCGGCAACTACGGCGCGCTTCTGGTGCATGGTGACGAGATCAAGTCGTTCGGTGGCAATACGCCAGCGTTTGGCATTCTTCGCAAGTGCAACCAGTGGTCGACGGGCGTGATCCCTGAGGCATTCTCGGATGTTTACATGGGCCACTTCCATACGCCGATGACGTTGACTATGGCGAACGGCGGTCAGATCTACGTCACCGGTTCGCCAGAATCGGAGAATGTGTACGCCAAGGAGTTCATGGCCGCGACCGGCCATCCAAGCCAGCGTCTGCATTACGTTGATCCAGAGGCCGGCCGCGTCACGGCATCGTATCTCGTATGGCTTGACTAACGAGCGGAAAATCCGCATACTGTTCTCATCGGACCCCGACCCGATATGGAGGACAAAATGAAGACGTTGCTATGGATCGCCGTTATGGCGATCATTCCGTTCAACTGCGACCCGTTGGAAATGCCGACAGAGGCCGCGGAATATCAGCGCAACATCGACACCGCAAAGTGTGAGCAATGGTTTGGACACGCGTTAGCGATGGGCTGGGAAATCGACGACCTGCCCGTCCTCGATGAGGTGATGTGGCGCGAGTCGCGCTGTGACCCTTCCCAAGTGTCAGACACCGGCGATCACGGCCTGACACAAGTCAACTGGCGCACCTGGGGGCCGCTCGTTCTCGAGCTCGGCTACACGAAAGAGGACTTGAAGCATCCTGCGGTCAATCTGCTGATCGCCCGACAGATCTACGAAGACGCCGACCGCCGTGGCTGGTGTCCGTGGAAGCCGTGGTACATGAGCGGCACCTACACATGCAATGGAGGAAACGCATGAACAAGAAAGCAATCGCCGGCATCCTTGCTCGGCTCGACGACCCTGATCAGATCGAGACACTTCTTGAACTGATCGCCAACAAGGCCGACGAACAGCCGGCCGTCACCCAACCAATCGGTCAACTGTTCTCGATCACTGACGATGATAAGCCCAAGTACCGAAAGGTCAAGGCTCCGCGATCCAACAGGCTTTGGGACAGAAACAGCAATGCGTTGCTGATCGAAATGCTCAACGCCGGCTATGGGCCGGACGAGATCGCATTTCGGCTTGGACGTTCGCGCCGAGCGATCGATGACCGGCTTTACAAGATCCGGAAAGGGGAGTTGGCGGTATGAACCTCGACGGTTACGTCACAGTCAATGAGCGCCTGAAAATGGCGCTGAAAGACCACCCCGATCTGCGCGTCGAAGAACTGCCATTCGCCGTCATCGAGATCGGCGACCAGACATTTCTGCACTGCACAGTTCGAGTCCACCAATCACCGGACGACACACAGCCCGTCTTGGGATCGGTCCTCGAACCGATTCCAGGGCGAACCCCTTACACCAAAAACTCGGAATACATGGTGGGCCATACCAGCGCTTTAGGACGCGCTTTGGGCTACCTTGGATACGGAATCGACCGCGGCCTCGCCAGCAACGACGAAGTCGCAGCTCGAATCGGCACCGACCGCGAGTTCGACGACGCCATGCCGGCTGTCACCAGAGCCAAAGTGGGTTCACGCGCGAAAACAGGCGCCCAGAAGGCCGCTGAAGCCGCGTTAGAGCGTGGCGGGGGTGCTGATAGCCCAGAACCCGTAGAGAGCGTTCTAGAGGCCTTTCCAGGCGCTTCTGTGAAGAAACGGCAAGAACCGACCGAGAAGATGATCGGGTTCTACAAACGGCTCTGCCGTGAACGCTCCCTCGAGTACGACGAACAAGCCCTCGTCGACTTCGACGCCTGCAAGATCGCGATCGACCGACTGAAGGAGATGCCACGTGACTGACGACCAACTCATCGAAGAGCTCGAACGAGCACACAAGTTCCGCACCTACGGCGGACAAGGCGCCACGCTCCAAGGCGAAGCCGCGAAACGGCTCAGAGAACTGCAGCTCTACATCGAGCAGCTGAAGTCCGACAAGCACTGGCTCAACGAGAAACTTCTCGAGGTCCGCACCGACCTCCAACTCGCAGAAGCGAGGAACCGTGAAAGAAGCTGACTTCCAGAAAAGCGTGATCGAAGCCGCCTACCTGTACGGCTGGCTCGTATTCCACCCGCGCCCAGCACAAACCGGAGGCCGCTGGTCCACGCCATACACCGGCCACGCCGGCTTCCCCGACCTAGTACTAGCCCACCCTGACAAAGGCGTCCTGTTCGTCGAGCTCAAGAACGAACGCGGCCGCACCACACCAGGACAACGCCAATGGCTCAACGTCCTCGAAGACGCCGGCCAAGAAACGTACCTGTGGCGACCCCAAGACTGGAACGACATCTGCTCACGATTGGAGGGCAACTAATGGAGAGAGCAATGGACAACGACGAAATCCTCAACGAAATCCAACGCCTGATGGGCTTTTACCCGAAACTGGCCGAAGAAATCCTCGTTTGTGCGATCACCCTGCATTTCACCTCAGCACCACCCAGCGACAAATGGCTAGTCCTCGAGCAAGAGATCCGACGCCGGCTGTCACAGACATACCTTGAGCACCGATGATCGTCCGATCCAAGCGCCCTGAGCGCTACACCGTCCTCGACAACGACATCCTCAGAAACCACGCTTTGAGTTTCAAGGCCCGAGGCATTCTGGCCTACATCCTGAGCCAGCCCGACAACTGGGCGATCAGCTCAAGCCGGCTAGCAAAGGTCGGACCCGACGGCCGTGACGCCATCAGAACCGGCCTCAAAGAGCTAGAGGAACGCGGCTACATCGTCCGCCAACGGATGCAAGACCCAATGAGCGGCAAATGGTCGACCTGCAACGTGGTCTACGACAGCCCTGTGGATGAACCTGTGAGAAGCCGGTGGATAACCACGCTTGCCGAAGACGGATTATCCGACGTCGGAAAACCCGTCCCTATTAGAACTACTACTCTTAGAAGTACTAGTGAAAAAGAAAGAGACATAGTTACGTCCCAGCCACCGAAACTGTGCAAAACGTGCAACGGCGCCGGCTGGACCGCGTACGGCAACGACGTCGAGCGATGCGGATGCAACCCCAAGATCGAGGAACTATGAGCGCCGCCGGCCAGAACATCTACCGAACCAAAAGATGGAAAGAGCTGCGACTCCAAGTACTCGCCGAAGAACCCACCTGCCACTGGTGCCGCAAAGCGCCGGCCACCGAAGCCGACCACCTAGTAGAACTAGCTCGAGGAGGAGAACCCTATGAACGCTCGAATCTGGTGGGCTCATGCAAGCCGTGCAATAGCCGCAGAGGCTCAGCGTTCCAAGCA